TACTTTTATTTATTATATTTCATTATTGCACACATAATAAAAATAAGATTATTACTATTTGTCGTAAAACCTTTCCAAGTTTAAGAGCAACAGTATTAAGAGATTTCTTACAGATATTAAATCATTATCAAGTATATAGAGATGAGTATCATAATAAGAGTAGTAGTGAATATCATTTATTTGGAAACTTAATTGAGTTCACTTCACTTGACCAATCACAAAAGATTAGAGGTCGTAAAAGGGATTTGCTATTTATCAATGAGGGTAATGAGTTATATTGGGAAGATTGGCAACAATTAATATTTAGAACTCAAGAACGTATAATATTAGATTTCAATCCATCAGATGAGTATCATTGGATTTACGATAATGTTATAACTAGAAAAGATTGCGCCTTTTACAAAACTACTTATTTAGATAATCCTTTTTTAGAAGATGTAATTAGAGATGAAATAGAAAGATTAAAAGAAACAGATGACCAATATTGGCAAATATATGGATTAGGAGAAAGGGCGAGTAGTATTAATACAATCTTTAAATACGCAGAGGTAAACAAAATACCTGATGATGCTAAACTAATATCATACGGAATGGACTTTGGTTACACAAATGACCCAACTACTCTCGTATCAGTTTACACGAGTAATTATGACCTCTATATAAAAGAGCATTTATATAGAACACAAATGACAACGCAAGACATTAATATATTTTTAAGAGAAGAAAACCTATTAAGCAATCCAATATATGCAGATAGCGCAGAGCCAAGGCTAATTGCTGAACTTAGAAGAATGGGGCATAATATATTACCAAGCCTAAAAGGTAAAGATTCAATTAATGCAGGTATTGACTTATTAAAAAGATATAAATTACATATTACATCAGATAGTAATAATGCTATACAAGAATTTAGAAACTATAAATGGAAAGAAGACAAATCAGGAAGACTTATAAATATACCTGAAGACAAGCATAATCATATTATTGACCCTTGTAGATATGCTACTTACTCTATATTATCAAGACCAAACTTTGGTAAATATACATTACATTAAAAAAAACTTATAAAATATTTTGTTTATAACTTAAATAGTTTTATATTTGTTATATAATAATAAAACTTAACAAATGTTTGAAATACACGGATACTCAAAAGAATACTTTATAGGTTCAAAACTTATAGGTAAAGAAATATTAGAAACACCTGATAGAAAAAGACTAGGTTATACAGGTAGAAAACTAGAAACATTACAAGAAGATATAATGTTTAAAAAACTTTATAAAAAAGGAACACAAGTTTATACTGAGGTATCTCCTATATGTGGTAAACTATTAGGAACTCAGCAAGAAAAATTCCAGATATTAGCTAACTCTAGAAGTGCATACAATAAATAATGGGAATATATAAAACACAAATACAGAATTTAAAAGACCTAGAATTCTATACAGATATAGATATCGCAATTAGTTTAGTTAAAAAATGGAGAGAAGCAAGTCCTGATAATAAAGAATTAAAACTAATGCAAGATAGTTTACTAGGTATATTTCTGTGGGCAAACACTATGGAACAAGAAGCTAGAATACACGATAGTATAGTCAGCCAATATAGAGAAGATAAAAATAAAGCATTATTTGAATTAAAAGAAATTAAAGACAAATACGAACACTTAAAAAAATTAGAATTATGAAAGTAAAAGGAGAATACAATGTAGAAGAAGCGAATTATAATTTAAATATTTCTTATGAATATTATTGGGATGATGGAAATTATTTTAACCCACCTGAAAGCGACTTAGAAATACTAGAAGTTACTTTAAACGGAATGGATATAACTGACTTTTATTGGGATTGGGTTGATGATGCAATACATTCACAAGTATGGGATTATGCACAAGAAAATAGAAATGAATAAGGTGTTGTAATAATAACTTGGGAAAAGTTACAACATTGATAGGGTGGTCAGAAATGGCTGCCCTTTTTTTATTATCTTAGTATATTATAAAATCTCTAATTAAATACGTTATATATATATGAAACTGAGTATAGACATACCTACAAAACTAGAAGACATCACTTTAAGGCAGTATAAAAGGTTTTTTAAAGTACAAGAACAAACTCAAGATAATAAACTCTTAAACGCTAAGATGATAGAAATATTTTGTTCTAGTAGTTTAGATGATGTTATGAGGTTGAGGTTAAATGATATAGATGAAATAGTAGGAATAATTACTAAGCTATTTGACCAAAAGCCTAATCTAGTCAGAAGTTTTAAAGTTAATAAAGTAGAGTTTGGATTTCATCCTCAACTAGATGATTTAACACTAGGAGAATATATAGACTTAGATACTTTTATAGGCGATTGGAATAATATGGAAAAAGCTATGAATGTTCTATACAGACCGATAACTGCTAAACTAAAAGAAAAATATAGTATTGAAGATTACAATGTTAATCTACATCCTAATATTATAGATATGCCTTTGAGTGCAGTAATGTCAGCAATTTTTTTTTTGTGGAATTTAGGGATAGACTTGTCGAGCAGTATGACGAACTCTTTGGAGGAGGGTCAGACAAAAGCCTTGATGGACTATCTAACTTCTCAAGAAAATGGGGATGGTATCAATCACTTTATGGTCTCTCTCAAGGGGATATTACAAGAATTGAAAGTGTCACTAAATTAAATGTACACACTTGCTTTATGATGTTAGCATTTATGAAAGAAAAAAACGAACTAGAAGCAAAACAAATTAAAAAGAAATTTAAATGAGCAATCAAGGAGTAAGAGGTTTTTATAATTTAACGGAAAAATTAAAAGAACAATTATTAGAAGACATCAATATCAATACAGTAACAACTGGAAACATATCTGATGTAAACCTAAATAAACAAGATATTTTTCCTCTAGGTCATATCATAATAAATAGCGTAACAGATGAAGAACAAGTATTAAGATTTAACATTAGCGTTCTTGCTATGGATATTGTTGACCAATCTAAAGACTTTCCAATAGATAGATTCAAAGGTAACAATAATGAACAAGACATTTTAAATACGCAACTAGCAGTTTTAAATAAACTTATACAAAGGCTTAGAATGGGTACGCTATATACTGATATGTATCAATTAGATTCATCGCCAAATTTAATACCATTTTATGACAGGTTTGATAATCAGTTAGCAGGTTGGACTGCAAATATGGAAGTCCTTATTTATAACGACATATACATTTGCTAATGGAATTTTTAAACTTAAAAGCTACTATTGAAAAATATGGTAAGTATGTTGTACAACAAGCTAGAACTAATCTAACTAAAGATGGTAAAGGTGGTGGCTCATTATATAATTCTTTAGAATCTAGAGTTGATGTTGAGGTTGATGCTTTCCTATTAGAGTTTTTAATGGAAGATTACGGACTTTTTGTTGACAAAGGTGTGAAAGGTAAAGACCCTAGTAAAGTATCGCCTAACGCTAAGATAACAGGACAACAAGCACCTAACTCGCCATACAGATTTGGTAGTGGTAATTATGCAGGAACTTGGAAAACTTTCTTAGATAAGATTGAAATTTGGGCAAAAAGTAAAAATGTAAGATTCAGAGAACAAAAAGGAAGTTCAAAAGGTGGTCAATTTAAAGCAGGTAATTATAGGAGTATGGCTTATGTAATTGCTTCTAACATATACAACAGAGGTATAAAAACATCTAACTTTTTTACAACACCATTTGAAAAGTCGCAACAAAAACTAGGAGATGAATTATTAGATTCATTTATTCTTGATGTTGAAAAACAAATAATATACGGAGAAAAATAAACAAAATGGCAAATATAGCATTAAGAAATCCACAATATAAATTCATAGCAATACCCTCATCAGGTGTTCAGTCTGTAGAATGTACAATAACAATAAATACAGTTTTAAGATATACACTTGTTAAAAATGTAAGTCCAAGTACAGGGTGCAATTTTGATATTTCAGAACTTGTTAGGGATTATTTAGAAATAACTTATTCTTCTAATTATACAGCAGATACAGTATTAATATCAACTAATCTAAAAAATTATTCAGGATTAAATGCAACAGGTAGTCAGGTAGGTTCAACTGTTAATTATACAGATGTAGGATGGGAAGCATTCGGATATTTTTCAGAGGGTTCTAACCCTGAAATACCTTTTACAACAGGCGCACAATTTTTAATAGCACCTAATACTACAGGTGTTGGTTCAAGATGGCAAATCTTTGTTCCTTATGGAGAATCAGGATATGTACAATACATAACACAAACAGGAACTTATTCTGTAAGTTCTTATAACACTACAGCAACTTCTGCATCTGGTCAAGGTAACCAATGTATAATTAATAGAATTGATTGCACTAAATATGGTCAGGGTAGAAAAATTACATTTATAAACCGATATGGAGTTCAGCAAGATTTATGGTTTTTCTTAAAAGAAGTCAGGTCATTAAATAGAACTAATGAAAAATATCAGTCTAATACAATACAATATCCTGTTGATGATTATGCAGAATATGAAGTTAAAAATGCACCTAATAAATTATTCAACACACAAGGTAAACAAATGCATACTTTAAGTTCAGGTTATTATCCTGAGTTTGCTAATTCATATTTTGAGCAATTGTTATTAAGTGAGTATGTATGGCTCACAAGACCCAAAAAAGAAAATCCTGCTGCTGATGAAACTATACCTGTAACTGTAAAGACTTCTAATATGAAATTTAAAACATCAGTTAATGATAGATTAATAGAATACACAATAGACTTTGAAGAAGCATTTGACTTAATAAACAACATTAGATAAATGCAAAAACTCCAATTATATATAGGAACGCAAAGGGTAGATTTATTCAAAGATGAAACTGTATCTTTTACACAAACAATACAAAACGTAAAAGACATTAGTAAAATCTTTACTGAATTTTCTAAAACATTTTCCTTACCTGCATCTAAAGTAAATAATAAGATATTCCAACATTATTACAATTTTGATATACAAGGTGGTTTTGATGCTAGAAATAAAGTAGCAGGATATATTGAACTAAATACAATACCATTTAAAGAAGGTTATATAAAATTAGAAGGAGTTGATTTAAAAAAAAACTTACCACATACATATAGAATTACATTTTTTGGGAATACAATAAACTTAAAAGATGTTTTAGGAGAAGACCAATTAAATAATTTAACAGATTTAGTCGATGATGATTTAACCTATGACAATAGCACAATTTACAGTAAATTAGTTAATGCGCCTACAGGAAATATATGCGCTCCTTTAATTACACACACTCAAAGGCTTATTTATAATTCGGCTAGTTCAGCACATAATACTGCAGGTAATGTTCACTTTCATAGTACTAACGCACAAAATGGTGTTTTATGGTCAGATTTAAAGTATGCAATTAGATTACAAAGAATAATAGATGCTATCGAAATAGAATATGATAGTATAACATTTTCTAATGACTTTTTTAATGATGCTAATAATGAACAATTTTATAATTTATGGATGTGGCTACATAGAAAAAAAGGTTCTGTTGAACCTGCTACACAACTTACTTTAAATTATGTACCATTAACAGAATTAAGTAAAACTTCAGGAAACACAGGGTATACAAATGAAATTGGTGGCGTTTTAACATTATTACCTGATGGAGTACTAACTCCTGATGGCGTTAATCAGTATTTAGAAACAAAATTAGAAATAATACCGACCCCATTAAATGTAGAATACAGTATTAGAATTTTAAAAAATGGTTCTATATATCAAGAAAGGTCAAACATACAAGGCACACAAGTATTTTTTGATACATCATCTACTAAACTAAGTCAAGGCTCATATACAATACAAGTAGCATCAATAGCTGGTGTATCATTTTCTGCAACTAATATTGAATGGACTATATCTATTGGAGTTCCTGGTCAAAGTGGGGGTACAGATATATGGAGCAATCCAAGTTCTTTTTCTTCTAGTTCTACTATTAATTTTGGTATTACAGAACAAATCCCAGAAATTAAAATAATAGATTTTCTTACTGGAATATTTAAAATGTTTAATCTGACTGCTTATGTAGATAATGCAGGTATTATTGTTGTTAAGACATTAGATAGTTATTATGCTTCAGGCTCATTAGAACCTGTTGTAATAGATGAATATTTAGATGTAACAAAATCAAGTACAGATGTTGCTTTGCCTTTTAAAGAAATACAATATAATTATAAAGGTCTAGGAACTTTTTTAGCAAAACAATATAATCAATTAAATAACATTGGTTGGGGTACTTTAAAATACACATTAAGTAATGCTACATTTGATGCACCTAATAATATATACAAAGTTGAAATACCTTTTGAACATTTAATGTATGAAAGGTTAGTAGATACAGCTACAAGTACTTTAAAAACTGTTCAGTATGGATATTTTGTTGATGATAATCAAGAACCTTATTATGGACTGCCTTTAGTTTTTTATGCTATTAGAATAGTAAATGGAACTTATATAGCTTTTCAAAATGGTAGTTCATCTATTACACGAACAAATGATTATATAATACCTTCAAATAGTTTAGATATTTCTTTAAGCAATCAGACTAATATAAATTTTACAGATTCTATAAATGAGTATGTAGGAGAAAGTTTTACAAGAACATTATTTTTAAATAATTATAGTACATATATAGATAATGTATTTGACAGAAATAGAAGACTTATAAAAGTTAATGCAGTTTTACCACAAAAGATATTTCATAATTTACAGTTGAATGACTTAATACAAATCAGGCAACAGAATTACCAAATAAATTCTATTACAACAAACCTAACAAATGGCAAAAGTCAATTAGAATTATTAAATGTAGGAACACCTTATTATAGGTCTTTAGAAAATATTACATTCCAAGGAACTGGTGGTGGAACTTTATATTATAATTATTCTATTGGTGTAGCAACTAGTATTTCAGTTGGAGATACTATGTATAATAATGCAACATTAACAACTACTGCATCAGCAGGAACATATACACAAACAGGTACAGCAAACAATGACACTTATTGTGAAAATGGTTGTTATATGATTATGGTGTTAGATTCATCTGGGATAGTAACTTCATTAATTTGTGGATGCCCTTAAAATAAAATTATGATTAAAAATATATTAGACTTGCTAAATTTAGCAACAGGAGAAACTGAAAATATCAAAATAGCAAAAGGTAAATATGCTTTACCTAAAAATTTTAAAGATGCATACAAACAAATAAAAAACAACATCAAATGGCAATAGTAACAAAAACTTTCGAGGTTAAATTAACTACTAAACAAGCACAAGCTAATATTGATGAATTAAATAAGTCTTTAGAAGCGCAGACAGACCTTATACAAGAACTAGAAGATAATATAAGCGATTATGAAAGGGAACTAGAAGGAATGAATAAGCAGGATGCTAATCGTATTAAGCAGACTAAAGAATTAATTAAACAAACTAAAAAACAACTACAAGAAGAAAAGCAAGGTTTAAAACAAGTTAATGCCGATAGAAAAATAGCTAATCAACAATTAAAAGAAGCAGAAGCAAATACTGCAGATTATTCAGGCGTATTAGGTATTGTAGATAATCAATTGGGTGGTGCTATTTCAGGTTTCCAAGGAATGACTAAAAGTATTGGTGGCGCAACTAAAGGTTTTGGTTTAATGAGAACTGCTATAATTGCGACAGGATTAGGTGCTTTAGTATTAGCAATAACATCAGTTGCAGCAGCATTTACAGGCTCAGAAGAAGGTCAGAATAAGTTTGCTAAATTAATGGGAGTGATAGGTGCAGTTACAGGAAATATAGTTGATTTAATGGCAGATTTAGGAGAAGCTATAATTACTGCATTTGAAAACCCTGTAGAATCTTTAAAATCTTTTGGAAATTTAATAAAAGAAAATCTAATTACAAGATTTGAGGGATTAATAAATTTAGTTCCTAGTCTTGGAAAAGCAATAACGCAATTATTTAAAGGTAATTTTTCTGAAGCAGGTAAGATAGCTGCAGATGCAGTTGGAAAAGTAACACTAGGAGTTGAAAGTGTAACAGATACAGTAAATAGTGCTACAGAAGCAGTTAAACAATTTACAGCAGAACAAATTAAAGAAGGTAAAGCAGCAGCAGAAGTTGCTGATATGAGAGCCAAAGCTGATAAAATAGAAAGAGATTTAATTGTTGATAGAAGTGAGTTAGAATCACAAATAGCATTATTAAGATTGAAATCAAGAGAAGAAGATAAATTCAGTGCTGCTGAAAGAAAACAAGCCTTATTAGATGCTCAGGTATTAGAAGACCAATTATTAGATAAAGAAACAGAATTTTTAGAATTAAGGCGTGATGCACAAATATTAGAAAATACTTTTAGTAGAACAAATAAAGAAAATTTATCTAAAGAAGCTGAAGCGATAGCAGCAGTTAATAGACAACAAGCAGCTAGAGCAAATACAGCAAGACAATTACAAAGAGAAGTAAATACAATAAGTAAACAAATAACAGCAGAAGAAAAAGCAGAAGCAACTGAGTTAGCTAATTTTAAAAAATCAATTAGAGATGCAGAAGCAGTTTCTCAACAAGAAAAAAGAGACCTTGAATTAATAAAAATACAAGAGCATTATGATGCATTAATATTACAGGCTGAAGAAAACAATGTAAATACAGACCAACTTAAATTAGCAAGGGATGAAGCATTAAAAGCAAAACAAATTGAATTTGATGCAAAAGATGTTGCTCAAGCTAAAAAGACTTCTGATGAAAAAACTAAAATTAAAGAGGAAGAATTAGCAAAAGACCAAGCATTAGAAAATGCGAAATTAGCATTTGCTGGTACAGTTGGAAATGCTATGCAAGCACTAGCAGGAAAAAATAAAGCATTAGCAATAGCAGGTGTTGTTGTATCTCAAGCAGCAGCAATAGGAAATATAATATCTCAGACAGGAATTGCTAACGCCAAAGCAGTCGCTGCTTCTCCTTTAACACTAGGTCAGCCATTTGTAACTATGAATACAATATCAGCAGGTCTATCTATTGCAGGTGCAATTAAATCAGCTAGTCAATCTATTTCAAAAATAAAAAACTCAGATAAATCAACAAGTGCTGTTTCAGGAGGAAGTTTACCATCAGCAGGAGGAGGTGGCTCAGCACCACCTGTAGAACCTGCACCACCTGCATTTAATATAGTTGGAGCAAGTGGTACAAATCAATTAGCGAATGTTATAGGGGGTCAAAGTCAAGCACCTGTACAAGCCTTTGTAGTAGCTAGTGAAGTTACAAACGCACAAGCATTAGAAAGAAACACTATTGAGGGTGCAACGATAGGATAAATACAAATTTAAATTTTTAATACGTTATATAATTATGAAAATAATAGAACTAATTTTAGATGAAGAACAAGAAGAAAGTGGCATAGATGCTATTTCTATTGTTGAAAGTCCAGCTATTGAATCTGATTTTGTTGCTTTAAATTCACAAGAAATTAAATTAGCAGAACTAGACAAAGAAAAAAAAATATTATTAGGTGCTTTATTGATACCTAATAAACCTATTTACAGAAATGGAAATGAAGGGGATTATTATATATTCTTTTCAAAAGATACCATAATGAAAGCATCACAGATGTATTTGAAAAATGGTTATCAAAATAATTCAACACTAGAACACAAACAAGCGTTGAATGGATTAACACTTGTTGAAAGTTGGATAGTAGAAGACAAAGTACACGACAAGTCAAGAAAATATGGACTAGATGTTCCTGTAGGTACTTGGATGGGAGCAGTAAAAGTAAATAATGAGGATATTTGGCAAGAATACGTTAAAACTAATAAAGTTAAGGGTTTTTCTATTGAGGGTTACTTTGCAGATAAAATGGAAAGACCTAAAGAATCAATCAAAGAAGATATGTCAGAAGATGATAAACTACTTAATGAAATAAAAAACATACTGACAAATGAAACGGAATAACAATAGACCATATATACCTAGTAGAACAAGTCCTAAGGGAAGTTCTAGAGCGTGTTTATGTTGGGATACTAATAAATATTCTATTGATTGTTGTGATGGCTCAATACACGCACAAGGCATCGGAGTAATCACAAGAATAACTTGAAAATGCAAAATTAAATCAAATAATCGTTATATAAATAATATGAAATCAACTGAAATGTTAAACCAAATTAAAACACTTCTAAACATCGAGGTAAAACTTGAAGAAATGAAGTTAGAAAATGGCACTATCGTAAGTGCTGAATCATTTGAAAAAGGTAAAGAAATTTTTATCGTAACAGATGATGAAAAAGTAGCAATGCCTGTTGGCGAATATATACTAGAAGATTCAAGACTAGTAGTTGTAGAGGAAGAAGGAATTATTGGAGATGTTAGAGAAGTATCTGATGAAGTTCCACAGAAAGAAGCAGAAGATGGAGAAGAAATCACTGAGGATTTAAAAGAAGATGACTACGAAGAAGAAGAAAAGAAAATGGCTGATGTTGGAGATTGGGAAGGGATGGAAAAAAGAATCCAAAACCTAGAAGATGCTATTGCTGATTTAAAATCAGACAAAGAAAGCAAAATGGAAGAAGAAGAAATGAGTTCTGAATCACAACCATTAAAGTCAAGAACAGTAAAAGAAGAATTTTCTGAAGAAGTAAAAAAAGAAGAATTATCTGAAGCTGCTGTAAAGCCAATAAAACACAATCCTGAATCAGGAAATGAAAAAATAAATAAAGTAGAATTTGCAAAAGGCAAGTTTAACACAACACTAGATAGAGTATTAAATAAATTAAATAAATAATAAAAAAAATGAGTAATCTAAAAAATGTAAATTTAGCAACTACTGTAAGTATCACTAGTACTTATGCAGGTGAGTTCGCAGGAGAGTATATTGCTGCAGCACTTCTTTCAGCATCTACAATTGATGATGGGGGATTAACAGTAAAAGCAAATATAGCTTACAAAGAAGTAATTAAAAAATTAGCAACAGGTTCTTTAGTAACTGCGGCAGGATGTGATTTTGTACCAAATTCATCTGTAACACTTACAGAAAGAATTATTGAGCCAAAAGAATTACAAGTAAACCTACAATTATGTAAGTATGACTTCGTAAACGATTGGGAAGCACAACAAATGGGATATGGTTTAGGTCAATCTTTACCTCCTAAATTCTCTGACTTTATGATTGCTCACGTGGCAGCAGAAGTAGCACAAAATACAGAATTATGTATATGGCAAGGAGATACAACAGCAAGTGCAAACAATTCTTTTGATGGGTTTGAAAAACTAATTTTAGCAGCAGCAGCACAAATTCCTACAGGTCAAAAAATTACAAAAGTAAGTGGTGGAATTACTGCAGCAAACGTAATCGCAGAATTATCTAAAGTAGTAGATGCAATACCATCATCATTATATGGTAAAGAAGACCTATTTATTTACATTCCATCTAAAACTGCTAAGGCTTATGTTCAAGCATTAGGTGGATTTGCAGCTAGTGGATTAGGAGCAAATGGTGTTAATAATCAAGGAACACAATGGTGGAACAATGGTTCGCTAAGTGTAAATGGTGTTAAAATATTTGTTTGTCCAGGAATGAGCAACGATAAAATGTATGCAGCACAGAGAAGTAACTTATACTTTGGAACTGGAATCCTTAACGATTCAAATGTTGTAAAGGTTTTAGATATGGCTGATTTAGATGCTTCTAACAATGTTAGAATGGTAATGAGATTTACCTCAGCAGTACAGTTTGGAATAGCTTCAGACCTTGTACAATATAAATAAAAATTAATTAACTAAATTAAGGCAGGTAGAATAATCTGCTTGCCTTTTTTTATAAATAAAATATAAATAATATGGCTTGTACATTAACAACAGGTAGAAAAATTCCTTGTAAATCAGCTTTTGGTGGTATAAAAACTGTTTTGTTTGCTAATTATGGGAGTATTGCATCAATTGCAGTAGATTCAACAACCAAAATAGCAACTATAACAAATGGTTCGCCAGCACCAGTATGGTTTGAATATGATGTAAAAGGAAATTCTAGTTTAGAAACTACTGTAACAAGTAGCAGAGAAAACGGAACAACATTCTACACACAAACTTTAAACTTAACATTAACTTATTTAGATGCAAAAACACAAGCAGAACTGCAACTTTTAGCAGTATCTAGACCATACGCAGTAGTTGTTGATTACTATGGTAATAGCTTCTTATGTGGATTTGAAAACGGAATGGATTTGACAGGTGGAACTGTAGTAACAGGAGCAGCAGCAGGAGATTTATCAGGGTTTACTCTAACATTTGAAGGAATGGAAGAAACAGCACCTTATTTCTTAAATGCTACACCAACAGCATCAACTGCACAAGTTGACCCAACAGCATAATAATAGTTTTTTTTAATTGTAAATCAAGCACTCTTAATAGGGTGCTTTTTTTTTGCCTAAATGATTGTACAAATTCTTAGTATTATTACGTTATATAAGTAATGATTATATTAACTACATCAGCAACTGCCCAAGCATTGTCAGTTATTCCTAGAGAATATACTGATGCTTTTAGTGTGTCTATAACAGATGATAGCACTAACGTAACAAAATACTATGATATAACATCAGCATCAACTTCTGGTAACTATTTGAACTTTAATTTAACATTTAATCCTATCTTAGTAGAAAATCATTTTTATGATTTAAGATTATACATAGATTACAATTATTGGAATACAAATTATAGTTTTTGGAATTTATTTGACCAAATATGGAATTTAGATTCTGAACAAATAGATGACATCTATAAAGATAGAATATTCTGTACAGACCAAGATGTAGACCAATTAAATAAAAACGACCATTATGAATTAAATAAAGGTCAATACCTGACTTATGATGGGTATGATAATACATATTTAGTAATATGAAAAATAGAAAAAGAAATACACTAGGGCAATTTGTAAAAAATTCTAAGGTTTCGGAGTTTGGCTTTGTAAATTTAAGCACATATACAAGTCCTGAAATACAAGAAGTTCAAGGTAAAGAATGGGTTCAGTATGGTGCTGATAATAATTACTTTCAGTTTTTGATTGATAGGTATAATGGTAGTCCTACAAATAATGCTGCTATAAACGGTATTAGTCAGCAAATTTATGGCAAAGGTTTAAACGCAACAGATGGAAATAGAAAGCCAAATGAGTACGCACAAATGGTTTCTTTATTCAAAAAAGAATGTGTTAGAAAACTTTGTTATGATTTAAAATTGATGGGTCAATGTGCTATACAAGTTATATACACTAAAGATAGAAAACGTATTGCTCAGGTTGAGCATATGCCTATTGAAACTTTAAGGGCAGAAAAATGTAATGAAGATGGGGAAATACCTGCATATTTTTATTTTAAAGATTGGGTAAACATAAAAAGAAGCGATGAGCCTTTAAGAATACCTGCTTTTGGTATGTCTAATGAAAGTATTGAAATATTATATGTAAAACCTTACAAGTCAGGATTTTATTACTATTCTCCTGTGGATTATCAAGGTGGATTACAATATTGTGAACTTGAAGAAGAAATTAGCAATTATCATTTAAATAATATAATGAATGGTCTTGCCCCTAGTATGCTAATCAATTTCAATAATGGAACGCCAAATCAAGAAGAACGTAAATTAATTGAAAATAAAATAGCACAAAAGTTTTCAGGTACAAGCAACGCAGGTAAATTTATCTTAGCCTTTAATGACAATAAAGAAAGTCAAGCTGAGATAACGCCTGTTCAATTATCTGATGCTCATAATCAGTATCAATTTTTATCTGATGAATCTGCTAAAAAAATAATGGTTGCTCATAGAATTGTATCTCCTATGTTATTAGGAATTAAAGATTCTAGTGGGTTAGGAAATAATGCAGATGAAATAAAGACTGCATCTTTACTTATGGATAATACTGTTATAAGACCTTTTCAGGAACTTTTGATTGATTCCTTTGACAAAATACTTGCATATAACGATATAGCCTTAAACCTCTACTTTACGACCTTACAACCATTAGAGTTTACTGAAGTTGATAGTTCAATACAAGACAAAGAAACTATTGAAGAAGAAACAGGCGTTGAAATGCAAAAATTTAGTT